ACTACGACTACGACCACCGGAACGGGCGGCACGGGCTTAGGTGGCGACGGCACTACTACGACCACGACCACCGGTACTACAGATACCACGACCACTACGACCGACACGACCACGGGCACTACAGATACCACGGACACGACCACTACAGCCCCCACGGCACCGCTTGCCGGGTATCAGAATATTTCGGCGTTTAGGGATCAGGATCCGTATCTTTTTGGAAAGAGAGGGCTTGTTTCAGGCTTAAATGCACTTGCGGGTTCTCGTCAGGATTTGACGGCGGAAGAATTTGCATCTTTGTTGAGCGGCCAACAAGGTCGTTACGGTGAAGGTTCTACGTTAGCGTATGACCCGCGTTTTGGTATTTACAGCACGATTAGTGACGCGGAGCTTCAAGGGCTTAGGGAACAGCAATCGGTGCCCTCTTACATTGACCCGCGTTTGATGACGGACGTTGAGCGTGTTCGTAGCAATCTGACGGGCGGCGGCACGTACACTCGCTCTGTTACGGACGAAGCGGGCAACGTGTATAAAATTGGGAAGAACAGACAAACCGTTCGTATTGGCGACAAGCAATATTTTGTCAACGAGGACGGATCGGTAACGTCTTATGGTGTTGAAGACATTAATTACACCCGTTCGCCCCGTTTTAATGGTCAGGGAAAAACGGAAACGGGCTTTGCCGAGGGTGGCATTGTCGATGTTTACAGTGGTGACATGGCTAATTTGCAGACTACGGGCGAAGGCATTGAGTCTTTCTTGAACCCCGAGCGGTCAAAGGCGACCCTTCGTCGTAACCTCGCGAAACTCGCACCACGGCCCACGGCCCCTGTAATGCAACAGGGCATCATGCCCATGGCCCGATAATGCCTGAAGTAGCCGCACCATTTAAGTCTTTTAAAGATTTTCAGGATACGTACAACGTAATAACGAATGCGGGTAAGGCAATATCGGGTATTAAATTAGCAACCAACCCAACACCTTTAGGAATTGCGACTTTATTGGCAAACGTTGCATCTGAACAACTTACCGATAAGTCTATACCTGAACACGTTATTAAGTATCTCCGTAAAAACATCAAGCCTGCCACTGGTTCCGGCAACGTTGGCCCGGATAAAAGCGGTACGGTTATTGCTGAAGGAGGTTACTTTCGTGACCCCACGCAAAGACACGCCACAGACATGCGAGCGGGGCAATATGCTGACGGCGGAGATGTTTCCGGTGGCATAGGTGCCTTGTTTAAAGAAATTTTAAGCAAAGGCTTGGAAGAGGGTACGGCAAATTATTTGGGCATTCCTAAGCAAGATACGGATTGGGCGTCTTCTATAGGAGATCGCTACGGTTTATCTGTGCCACAGAAAGATGCCGCGCGGCACGTGGCGCTAGGTTGGCTGGCGTCAAAAACAGACAACCCCGACTTAGCCAAGTTTTTTGCGGATGCTAGAGAGTTTCGGCCTTTCGCGGGTGGTCCGATTGTTTCGCGGCGCATGGACCTAGAAAACAACGACATTGGCTTTAATTTGCCTGCTCAAACCAAAGCTGAAGCCGAGTCGATGATTTTAAATTTAATAGACGAGCGAAAAGTCAATCTAGACGATCCGAGCGGCTACGCTAATGGCGGAAAAGTAGAGCAAGAGCCTGCTTTTTTGGAAGCTTTAGAACGTCAGCGTTTACGTGAGGAAGCTTTTGACAATGAATTTGCTATTGAAGTCGCGGCTCAAAGCAACTATGCGGCGGACATAGACCCGTCTATTGCCCGTTATCACGGGTACAAGGGTTTACCGGGCACTGAAAAACTTAATTTAAAAGGTTTTTACATCAATCCGGACAAAACAAGCTTACCCGTGGGCGCGTTTGATAAGCCTGTAAGGGGGTTTGTAACTGTTCCAACAGAAGTAGGGACGGTTAACACAATACACGATGCGGCAACACCGTTTGTATACGCCCATGAATATCGTCATAAACAATTTCCAGAGCTTAATGAAACTCAACTGCGGATTGTAGATGGGATGACTGCTTTAAATGAAAAGCAGTGGTCAGAATCTGTGGACATGTTTAGAGATGAATACTATAAAAACTCGGGTATTAACATGACGCGCTCTCAAGCCCAAGAGCGTTTAATAGATATTTTAGAAGACAAAAGAATGAGCAGGCACTACGACGACCTAGCTAATTTAGTCTTTGGAGCAGAATGGGACCGGGACGCAAGAAGCACAAAAGAAGGCCCACAGGAAACCCGAGAGGATTACATAGAATCCCGTTTAAATACGGCGTTTTTTGTTCAAAAAGCTGAAGAATTAAAAGAACTAAAGAAATACAACAAAAATTTACCGGAACAGAACCAAGAGCGTGTAGAAGAGCGTCAAGAACGCGAAGCAGAGGCCGCTGTTAAAAATTATGCTATGGGCGGCGTGGCTTCCATGGCCCCTGTAGCACGGAACATGTTCCAAGGGTATGATATTCGACGCGGCGTAGGCGCATATGCCCCGTATACTAGGAGAGCCTGATGGCTAATGGTGACGATAAATCACAGCTTTCTTCTTTGATGGACAGTACGGCGATGATGCCGGAAGTTACCGAAGAAGATATGGAACTGGACATTGAGATAGCCGCACCGGGCACTTTTGTAGGTTCTGTTAATGAAATTCTGCCGGAAGGCATAGAAATCGAGGAGGACGATGATGGTGGCGTCACTGTGGACTTTGATCCGATGGCCATGCTTGGTGGTTCTGACGGTGATTTCTATGGCAACTTGGCAGAGGAGTTGGATGATAGAGAACTTGGCCAATTATCTTCAGAGTTATTAGGGGATTTTGAGGCTAATAAATCTTCTCGTTCTGAGTGGGAAGATGCGTATTCAAAGGGTTTGGAGCTTCTTGGTTACACTTACGAGGAGCGCACGATGCCGTTTCGGGGTGCGACGGGTGTAACGCATCCGTTGTTGGCGGAAGCGGCCACACAGTTTCAGGCGCAGGCATTTAATGAGCTTTTGCCCCCTGCGGGTCCGGTTAGGACGCATGTTGTTGGTGAGAAGACCAAGGACAGTGAGGCGCAGGCGCACCGTGTTAAGGATTTCATGAACTACTACATCACGAACGTGATGGAGGAGTACACGCCTGAATTTGATCAGATGTTGTTTTATTTGCCTTTGGCGGGGTCAACTTTCAAGAAAGTTTACTACGACGAGGCGATTGACCGGGCGGTAAGCAAGTTTGTCCCAGCAGAGGACATTGTGGTGCCGTATGGTGCTAGTGATCTGGATTCCTGCGAGAACATTACGCAGGTAGTGAAGATGTCATTGAATGATCTGCGTATTCGTCAGGTCATGGGGTTTTATAGAGACATTCCTGTTATTCCATCTCAGTCTAACGACGAGGAAGTCACGGACACGATGAATAAGTTGGATGGTGTAGAGCCTAGCAACATTGATTATGACTGCACGTTGTTGGAGTGCCACGTAAATCTTGATCTGCCCGGTTTTGAAGATACGGGGGAAGATGGTGAACCAACAGGAATTAAAGTTCCTTACGTTGTTACGATTAGTGAGGATAGCGGACAAATACTTGCCATTAGACGAAATTATCGCGAGGAGGACGAAAGACGGCGAAAGATCCAGTATTTCGTCCATTATAAGTTCCTTCCGGGATTCGGATTTTATGGCCTCGGGCTTATCCACACTATTGGCGGCCTGTCCAGAACAGCTACGGCGGCTCTTCGCCAGCTTATTGATGCTGGCACTCTCTCTAATCTCCCTGCTGGTTTCAAGGCTCGCGGACTTAGGGTACGTGATGACGAAGAACCCCTTCAGCCCGGAGAGTTCCGCGACGTAGATGCGCCCGGTGGCGCGATCCGTGATTCGTTGATGCCGTTGCCTTTCAAGGGTCCTGACGGTACGTTGTTCCAGCTTTTAGGTTTTGTGGTCGAGGCGGGCCGTCGGTTTGCCACGATTACGGACATGAAGGTGGGTGACGGTAATCAGCAGGCCGCAGTGGGCACGACTGTAGCGTTGTTGGAGCAGGGTTCACGGGTCATGAGTGCTGTGCATAAGCGGTTGCATTACAGCATGAAGCAAGAGTTTAAGCTTCTGGCTCGGGTGATGTCGGAGTATCTTCCGCAGGAGTATCCGTATGCTGTAGAGGGCGGTGATCGGACGATCATGCGTCAGGACTTTGACGACCGTGTAGATGTGGTTCCGGTGTCGAATCCCAACTCTTTTTCGCAGGCACAGCGTATTTCTCTGGCGCAGTCGCAGTTACAGATGGCGATGCAGGCCCCGCAGATTCATGATTTGCATGAGGCGTACCGGCGCATGTATGAGGCGCTGGGGGTTAGTGACATTGACAAGATTCTGATTGCGCCTTCGTCGGCTGATCCTATTCCGAAAGATCCGGCGCAGGAGAACATTGACGCGATTGACAGCGTACAATTGAAGGCGTTTGAGGGTCAGGATCATGACGCGCATATCTTGGCGCATTTGACCTTTGGCACGTCGCCCATGTTGCAAGCGTTGCCGCAGGCGGCCATTGCGCTTCAGAAGCACATTATTGAGCATGTGAAGCTCAAGTGTCAGGAGATGGCGACGGCGCAGTTGTTGCAACAGACGGGTGGTCAGGCATTGACGCCGGATCTGGAGCTTCAGTTGGAGTCTATGGTTGCTCAGATGAACGCGCAAGAGTTTGGTAATCTGAAACAGCTTACTGCTCAGATAACGGGGCAGGGCCAAGGGCCTGATCCTCTGGTACAATTGAAGCAACAGGAGCTTCAGTTGGATGCTCAGAAGCAACAAGCCGATATGCAGATGGATCAGGCAGAATTGCAGATGGATCAACAGCGTATGGCTAACAAGCAGACTGAGTTTCAGCAACGGTTGGCTAGTCAGGAACGTCAGACGCAAGCTAGAATTGATGCGGCTCTTCAAAGAGAGCTACTAAAGATGAGGAACAATTAAATGAGAGTCAAAGTAAACGGCGCTCCACCCGCTAATCCGCCCAAGCCTGTTGCAAAGGCTGACATTCAGGGTCAGGGTTCCATTCCTTATGCTGTGGCAAAGGCGGAAAAGACGCCTGACACGGCGATGGGCAAGTCTACGACGGGCAAGAAACGTGGCATGGGTGCCGCGCTTCGCGGCTCACGGTTCACTAGCTGTTGAGGTAAGTTATGGCCGTTACTAGAGAGCGTTTAGACCAGCTTTATAACGAGCTATTTGGTCGCACCGGAGGTGCGGATGAAGCTGGTGCTGAGTATTGGATGGCATCTGGTTTGACCGGTGAACGTCTTCGCGATGCTTTGATTGCGGGCGCACAAGGATCGGATGTAACTGGTTTTCAAGAAGCAGAGCAAGCGGCGAATGCGCTGGGGGCCAGAAGTCCTGAACGCCAAGCCGCCGTTACTAAAATTTATAATGAGCTTTTTGGCCGTGATCCGGCGCAAGCGGGTTTAAACTATTGGTCTGGAATTAATCTGACGGGTGAAGCCCTCCGTGATCAGATTGCCGCGTCCGCGCAAGAGGCGGACGCCGCTAGTTTTGCTGAAAGACAAGCTATGCTCGCGGCAGGTCAAACTCCAACAGGCTACGCGGGTAATCCTTTAACTACTACCACTCCCAGTGGTGGTGGCGGCACGACAACCCCTGAGTGGTTTCAAAGTTATATGGACCAATACAATGCAATGAACGACAGGCTTAATGAGCTTACGTTGTTGCTTGAGCAAATGCAGAGTAGCGGTGGGACCAACATATCAGGTGTTAATGTTAATCAACCCGGAGGCACTCCCACGGATCAAGGAGCTACGGTTGTCGATGACACAGGCGTTTATAGCTCTGTTGGTCCGGCGTACCAAAGCTCTCAAGACGTTGCGGCGGCGGCATTTAACCCATACCGAATGCCAGTTACGGGGGTCAATTTGACGCCGGAAATGATGGACGCTTACCGTTTCCAGCAGTTTTATACTCAGGCTCCTTCCTTAGTGCCGCGTGTAGATCAAGGTGTTGGGTCGTTGAGTTATTTCGGCATACCGCCTAGTCGTATTCAGGCGTCACTGAGCGGCTTCTGATGCTAGAGGCATTAATTGGTCCTGTTACGGGCTTGTTGGATAAGTTCATTCCTGACGCGGATGAGAGAGCGAGGCTCGCCCATGAAATTGCGACCATGTCTGAAAAACACGCGATGGAGGTGGCAAGGGGCCAGATTGAAGTCAACAAAACTGAAGCTAGCCACAAAAGCATGTTTGTCGCAGGTTGGCGACCATTTGTTGGGTGGACTTGCGGGGTTGCTCTGGCTTGGCATTTTGTCGGTCAGCCTCTTGCTGTATTTGTCATTACTTATTCTGGTGTTGAGGCCCCTCCACTTCCTGTATTTGAAATGGAAAGCTTACTTACAGTATTGCTCGGAATGCTCGGACTCGGTGGTTTACGCACCTTTGAAAAGACTAAAGGCGTTTCCAGAGAAAAATGATTACTCCTGAAACATTAGATCAATGGCGTGTTTTGCCGCGAATCTTGATGTTTACCATGATTGTCATGACGTATCGCGTTGTGGAATGGTTTATGGAACTTCCTGACCCTAGCTTGGAGCAAGCAGGGCTTGTCTCTGTCATGACAGGCGCTTTAACGGGCGCTTTTGGACTGTTTTTAGGGTCCGGCAAAAAAGAGTGACGTACCAATACTTTTCTAAGGAAGAGTTTGCCTGTTCAGAAACCGGAGAAAACAACATTTCTCATGAGTTTCTGCTAGAGCTAGACAAGCTTCGTGATGCTTGTGGCTTTCCTTTCTATATTACTTCGGGGTATCGCTCCCCTGATCACAGCCTTGAACGTGCAAAAGTCAAGCCCGGAACCCATGCAGAGGGGATAGCGGCGGACATTTACGTTGAAAACGGCATTGAGCGGCGAAAAATTGTGGAAGAGGCGATAAAACTAGGTTTTGGTGGGATTGGCGTGGCAAAAACGTTTGTTCACGTAGATATTCGCACCACAGGCCCTGTTATGTGGACATATTAGTTGCTCCTTTAAGAATGGCGTGTTATATAGATAAGACATTCTAAGATGGAGCGCATGTGGATTCTTTATATTTAGCTCAATTCATTCAAAGAGCCATAAAAGATCGCCGCACTCAAATTTTGGAGTTGTTGGAAAATAACCACGTTAAGTCGATGGAGCAATACCAGAACTTAATGGGTGAATTATCTGCTTTAAACTTTATTGGACAGGAACTCTCGGGCCTGCTAGAAAAACAGGAGCAACTAAATGACTGATCTAGCTGAAAATATTGACCTTGACGCGGCGGCGGAAGGGGTCAAATCTCTCTACAAAGCACCTAAACCTAAAGTCCTAGATCCAGCGGCTATGGATAAAAGCCTTCTGGAGCGTATGCCACAGCCTACTGGCTGGAGAATGTTGATTCTTCCGTACCGTGGAAAAGAAACCACGGATGGCGGCATATACATTCCAAACAAGGTTTTGGACGACACGCAGATCCAGACCGTTGTGGGGTACGTGGTTAAGCAGGGTCCGCTTTGTTACAAGGACACAGAAAAGTTCCCAGATGGCCCGTGGTGTACTGAAAAACAATGGGTTGTCTTTGCCAGATATGCGGGATCGCGGTTCCGTATCGATGGTGGGGAATGTCGCATTCTGAATGACGACGAAATCCTAGCAACAATCGATGATCCTGAAGACATTCTTAGCCTTTAAGGGGGTGTGACTATGGCCAATGCGGCAGAAGATACTCAGTATGAGTTAGATGTGGGGGACGCTGAAGA